GTCCCTACACAACCAACCGTGATTCTTCTTATGATGGGAAGGATGGTCCCACCGAGGGCATAGATGTTCTCTTCCCCGATGCAAGACTTGTTGATAAGAAGATCGAGATGCTTCGCAACAATCCCACTGACTGGGTTGTTAAGGTTATGAATGGCGTCCATAAGAGCCCCTTCAGCCGTATTAAGATGCTCTATGCTGACATCACTGGTGAAGATGCTCGTGCGAAGGGTTACGTAACTGGTACTCAGAAGGTTAGCGAAGTTATCGCTCTTCTTCACAGAACTACCGCTCCCACAACCATCTACAAAATGCAGAAGCTTGACAGAGATGACATCATCGACATTACCGACTTTGATGTTGTTGCATGGCTGAAGGCTGAGATGAGAATCATGCTTGAAGAGGAAATTGCTCGTCAGATTCTTGTTGGCGACTTCAGAGCTGCTGCTGATTCTGCAAAGATTGATGCTGCTTGCGTTCGTCCCATTCTTACCGATACTTCAAACGACCTTTATGCAATGCGTTATAGCTATGCTGTTGGCCAGACTGAGAATGAGTATGAGAAGTTTATCGATGAGTGCTGCCTTGCTATGATTAATTATGAAGGCACTGGTGCACCCACTCTTTACACCACTCCTGAGTATGTTGGTCATATGCTTCTTGTTAAGGATACTCTTGGCAATAGAATTTACAAGACCAAGGCAGAGCTTGCTTCTGCTTGCGGTGTAAAAGAAATAGTAGAAGTTCCTTATATGAAGGATACTACTAGAACTGAAGATGAAGATACCGTTCACAGCATGGGCTTCACTGATGCTTCTGGTAATGACTGCCTTTGCAAGGGTATCATTGTCAACCTTACTGACTATACTGTTGGTGCAGATAAAGGTGGCGCTGTTAGCATGTTCGATGACTTTGATATTGACTTCAACCAGTATAAGTACCTTATCGAGACCAGAATTTCTGGTTCTCTTACCAAGCCGAAGTCAGCAATCGTTATTGGCGTACAGCAGGACTAATTTAATCAAAATGGGGGTTAAATCAATATGGCGAAGTTTCGAGGAAACATTGGCTACGTCAAGACTGAAGAGACTTCACCTGGCGTATGGACTGATGTAACTTCCACTAGATTATATTCTGGCGATGTTCTTCAAAACACTCGCCGTTGGCAGCAAGCGGATAAGATAAACGAGGATTTGACAATATCTAATAGAATTAGTATCGTGTCAGATCAGTTCATGTTAGATAATCTTGCTTTCATAAAATTTGTTGAGTATATGGGTGTTCGATGGAGAATAACAGATATCTCCACCGAATATCCAAGACTCACACTTACTCTTGGAGGTATATACAATGGGAACGAGACTTGAGCTCCATGAGGAACTTTGTACGATTCTTGGATCCAGAAATGTATATTTTCAGCCTCCAGAGTCAATAAGAATGCAATATCCATGTATAGTGTATAATCCTGCTTATGTTAATATTCAAAGGGCTGATAATAAAGCTTATCGCGTGTCCGATAAGTATAATGTTCAGTTCATAACTAAAGAAGCCGATGATACAACTTATCATGATATTTTAAAGCATTTTGAAACTTGCTCATTTGATCGATATTTTCGAGCAGATGGGCTTCATCATTATACAATATCTTTATATTATTAAGGAGGAAACTTAATATGGCAAAACTTACATGGCATCAGACCGGTGAGAAATTTTATGAGACCGGTATTAAGGATGTGGCACTTTATATTTGGGGCGGCGTTGACAAGTATGTAGCAATTCCTTCTGGCGATTCTGCTCCTGAATTTGTTTCTGGAAAATATTATGAAAAAGACGGAAACAATTATAATGTTCTTACAACCATTCCTGATGATTGGGCAGCAAATTACACTAATTACTATAAGCTTAATGATACCGAGTATGGCGAGGGTGTAGCATGGAATGGTGTAACATCTCTTAGCGAAACTCCTTCAGGCGGTGAAGCTTCTGACCTTTATGCCGATGATGATAAGTATCTTAGCATGTATTCAGAAGAGCAACTTGGTGCTTCGATAGAGGCATATACCTATCCCGATGAGTGGGAAGAGTGCGATGGCTCTGTAACAACAGATGGTGTTGGTCTCAAACAGCAGACTAGAACAATGTTCGGTCTCGCATACATCACAACCGTTGGTAATGATACTAATGGTAATGATGAAGGCGAGAAACTTCATCTTCTTTATGGTTGTAAAGCCTCTCCTTCAGACAGAAGCTATGCGACTATTAATGATAGCCCTGAGGCAATTACTTTCTCTTGGGAACTTACTACTACTAAACAGGAAGTAACTGGCTATAAGAAAACCGCGCTTGTAACGATTGACACAACGAAACTTACACCTGGCTCTGATGGCACAGGAAAGTCAAATGCTAAGTATGTTGCTCTTAAGAATCTTGTTCAGGGTTCTGCAAATAACGAGCCCACTCTTCCCAGACCTGATGTCGTTCTTGAAATGATGGATGGCGCTGGCAAAAGCGAAGGCTAATTAATTCAAAATGAGGGGAATTTCTTCGGATTTTCCCCTCTAAATTTTAATACTTTTGTAAAGGAGTTTATTTATGCTTACTAAGAAAATTACGTATGAAGATTTTAATGGCAATAAGGTCACTGAAGAATGCCAGTTCCACCTCACAAAGTCTGAACTTATGAAAATGGAACTCGGTGAAGTTGGCGGAATGTATGCCACTCTTGAAAAGATGGTATCAGAAAACAACACGCCCAAACTTGTTGAATATTTTGATAAGTTTATAACGTCATCTTATGGCAAAAAGTCAGAAGATGGAAAACGTTTTATAAAAAATAAGCAGCTTACTGAGGAATTTGTTCAGGGTCTTGCTTATGATGAGCTTGTTGTTTCTCTTCTTTCAAATCCTGATGAAGCGGCTGCATTCTTTAAAGGTATTCTTCCCAGAGAGCTTTCATCTCAGATAAACGATACTGAAATTGAAGAGGCAAAAGAAAAAGTAATTGCTGCCGTTGAAGGGGCCGCAAATGCTGACGATAACAATACCTGATTCTGAGCTTTTTAATGAAGCAACACAAGAATTTTTAGTAGTTAAAGGTCAAACAATAACTCTTGAGCATTCTTTAGTTTCGGTTTCAAAATGGGAATCTAAATGGAAAAAACCTTTTCTTGGACGTGAAGAAAAAACAGAAGAAGAAATTATAGATTATATTCGATGTATGACAATAACTCAGAATGTTAATCCTATTGTTTATTCTGGATTAACCAATGAAAATTTTAAAGACATCATGGCTTACATTGATGATAAAATGACAGCCACAACTTTTAAAGACAATCAGCAAAGACATTCTCGTGAGATAATCACAGCCGAGATCATTTACTATTGGATGGTAGAATTAGGAATTCCATTTGAATGTCAAAAATGGCATCTTAATAGATTATTAACATTAGTAAATGTATGTAGTATTAAGCAAGCACCTGCAAAAAAGATGAGTCGAAAAGATGCTATGGCGCAACAGTCGCAGCTTAATGCTGCTAGAAGAGCAAAATTTAAATCACGAGGTTGAGGTGATTAAATGTCAAAACCTATAATTTCTATTACTGTTCAAAAAGATTGGAAAACAACTTTCGATTTTTTGAAGAAAGTTCCTGGAAAGCTAAGTTTAGATTCTATCATGAATAACTATGGTCGCATGGGTGTGGAGTATTTAAAAAATGCCACACCCGTGGCCACAGGAAAAACTGCAGATTCATGGTATTATGAAATCGAAAAAGGAAAAGACTATGTTCGTTTGAACTTTAATAATTCAAATGTTGTAGATGGTCATAATGTGGCTATTCTTATACAATATGGTCATGGCACGAAAAACGGGGGATATGTAGTCGGAAGGGATTATATTAATCCAGCGCTCAAGCCTGTTTTTGATGATATGGCAGATTCTGCATGGAAGGAGATTATTAGATCATGAGTGAATATCTTGACGAACGTATTGTTTCTATAAAGTTTGATAATTCGGGATTTGAAGAAAAAGTCTCCGATACGCAGAAATCATTAGATGAACTTAATAAATCATTAAAATTTGATGGCGCTTCTGATGGTGCTAATGAGTTGACAAAAGCATTCAAAGAAGTATCAGAAGAAGCTAAGAAAACAGACTTATCACCTTTATCAACATCAATAGATCATGTAAAAGAAAAATTTGGTGCTTTAAAAACTGTTGCCACTGGTGCATTGTTAAAAATTGGTGCTGATGCAGTTGAATCAGGAAAAAAATTAATTAAGAGTTTTACCGTTGATCCAATTGCTGAAGGTTATAGAAAATATGAAAAAATTCTAACTTCTCAGATGACAATGATTGCATCAGCTACTGATAAATCTGGAGACGAACTAGAAGCTTATAAAGATCGTGTTAAATATGCCATGGATGAATTGACATGGTATGCAGATGAAACATCATATTCACTTGCCGACATGATAGACAACATGTCCAAATTGACAAAATATGGAATCGATGTTGATGTCGGTAAAGATGTAATGATGGGCATAGCAAATGCGTCTGCTAAATCAGGTGCAGCTATTACTAAAGCGACTCATGCTTTTGAAGGTTTTGCAAAAGCAATGGGCATGGGATATATGTCATATCAAAATTGGAGAACATGGATTAGAACATCAGAAATAGATACTATTGAGTTTAAAAATGTTATGATTGAGACAGCAAAAGAATTTGCTAAAGAAAGTGGACGTATTGGAGAAGCGGTATTAAAAAATGGCGAATTGTATGTTGACATGGGAAAATCTCTTGGAGAAGTTCAAGTAACAGCTCAGGGAATTGAACAGACATTGACAAAGGGTAGATGGCTTACAACGGATGTTATGACGGCTGCTTTGAAAAAATATTCCACAGCAATGGATGACCTTTATGAAGCAACTGATCATGGCAAAATAGCTGTATCTCAGTTTTTTGATAATGCAAAATATGGTTTTGATGAATTTAGTGTACAAGCATTTATCTTTGGTCAAAGATGTAAAACATTATCCGAAGTTATTGAAGCAGTTGCTGATGCTACATCGACTTCTTGGAATGTAATTTTTGAATCTCTTATTGGTAATTATGAAGAAACAATACCATTGTGGACAGAATTGGCTGAGCAATTATTTACGTGGTTTGTTTATCCTCTTCAAGAAATAAGAGATATGATTAAAGAAGTTGGTCATACCTCAACAAGTGTTATGGATGAGACAACACAAAAAGCGATGACCGTTCGTGAAGTGCTTGTTGATTCTTTAATGAATATTTTAAGAGCTATTGATTCGGTTATTCAGCCAATAAAGCAAGCGTTTCGAGCCGTTTTCAATCCATTTGAAGTTATGCCAGAAAAAATTCAAAATGGGGTTGAAAAGTTTCATGATTTTACAGAATCGCTAATACTTACAACAGAGGAAGCTGAAAAACTTAGATATACATTTGTTACTGTTTTTACAGTACTTAAAAATATATGGACAATAATTACAACAATTATATCGACCATTAAAAAAGTAGTAAAACCGATTATAGAAAGACTTTCAGAATATATTGTCGCAATGTTAAAAACAATAGGTTCAACTCTATTGAAATTGATCTCGGCAATAAGTTCTTTTATAAGCAGAGTATTTGGAGTTAGAGATATTGTTTCTGATATAAAAGATTCAGTTATTGAGGCTGCAGAAGGAATTGATGAATTAAATGATAAGTTATTGACTGAAGAAGAAGTTTTAGAAAAACTTGGCGGTGAATATACATCATTTAAAGATGAATTAAAAGAACAAATAGAAATGAATTCTGATTTAAAAGATTCCATTGATGATCTTGAAGAATCGGAAGAAGATCTTGCAAAAACAAAAAAAGAAACAGAAAAATCATATGCCATTGCTGGTGGTTATGCTGGGGATAGATTCCTTAGTTATAACGAAGCTATGGAAAAAGCAAATCATGCAATGCTTGCATCATTTATTGATCAGAATAAGATTACTGAAGAACAATATGATGCAATGATTAATTATCTTGATAAACGTCAAAAAGGTTATGAGATTTATAGATCAGATATAGCTGATTTGTTTAATAATGATTATGAGACAATGATTAAATTTGAGAATCTCATAAATGACGGTTTGCAAGCATATGAAGTTACCGCTCGAGATATTGAAAATATTAAAAATAGAGGAAAAGATCCCGTTTATGAGCAATATGAGACTGTTTTAGATGGAATTTATAAAGCCCAGAAAGAAACAGCTATTAAGAAGGGCGATCTTGATGCTCTTATAACATTATATTTTGATGAGGGAATAAAAGATATTAATACGCTTTCTGAAGAACTTGGAGTTGAGGAATGGAAAGTTCGCGAATTAATAAAAGCTTATCAGGAAGCGATTGATATAGAAAATCATCTTAATAAAAATAGAAAAACAGCAACTACTGAAAATATTCAGTTAGCTCGTGAAGAGCTAGGATATATACAGAAAAAGAAAGAAAAAGAAGAAGAATGGTATCGTGGAAAAGCAGCAGATGATGCAAAGAAAAGACTTGAGGAAAGAAAGAAACAACTTCAAGAAAGGCAGAATAGCAGATCAACAAATCTTGAGCCATTTAAACCTTCTAAAGATGTAAGTTCCAAAGTTGCTGATTCGTTGGTTAAAGTTGGTTCTTATCAAAAAAATAAAGATGAACTTGTTACAACAAAGAACAGTTTTTCTGAAGTTTCTGATTCTGCAGATAAAACCGCAGATTCTGTTAAAAAAATAGGTTCTGTTTCTGAAAAAGCTGCTGATAATGTTAAAAAAAGCACAAAAACAATGTCCAAAGCATTTAAATCACTTAAAGATTCAACGTCAGAAGATGCTGATTCGATAAATGATAGCATGATGCAAATTGGCGATGCTGCTCAGAAAGCATCTGATTTTTCAAATGATAAAAAAGAATCAAAATCGGATGATTTTTCTTCTTTAAGTGAAGAATTAAATAGTGTATTTAATGATGATACGGTTTGGGATTTTGATTTTAGTAACATTTCTGAAAAACTAAAAGATGCTATGTCAAGTGCATTTGAAGATATTAAATTAGCATTTGCTACTGTCTTGATTTATATTAAGGTAGAAGGAAAAGCAAAAATCGATGAATTCATAAACAATGTAAAATTAGCATTTGCAACTCTTGTCATAGCTGCTAGTTTAAATTTTGAAGAATTAAAAAATAAATTAAAAATTATATTTAAAAATATTTCGGATGATATGGAAGGATTTTTCGATCATCCAATAGAATCATTAAAAAAAGCAACTAATGATTTTATAAAAGGTTTTTCAATAGATAAGTTATTTGAGAAGATTGTAGGAGAAGAAACAAGCGAAAAAATAAAAATAGAAATTAATAAGCTTTGGGAAAAAGTTAAAACATATTTCAAAGAAAAAGTTGACGAAATAAGAAATGATAAAGATAGTCCATTTAATTGGATTGTTCATTTATTTGACAATGCTATTGATTTATGGGATGATATCAGTTATGATATTCAAAAATATGTTAATAGAATAAAAGCAGCTTTTGATGTTGTATTTGGAGAAGGAACATTTTTTGATAAATTAGAAGATTCTGCATTATGGCGTCCAGTATTAACATTTCTTGATGATATGTTAACAAAAATGGATAACTTGCATACGAATATCAAGAATTTCAAAGTTTCTATAAAAAATGGTATAACGAAAGCTTTTGAAGATGCTGATATAAACATTCAAGAGCATATAAACAACATTAAAACTTATATAAGTGAGCTTGCCGATAAATGGAAAGTATTCTTGGATCAAGTCAACTATGTTAGAAATGTTTTGAATGGCACTGGTGGCGGAGCTGGACATGGTCCAGAAAATGGTTCAGTTGGTGGAATTGCAAAAATAATAGGAACCCTTTTATCTAAATGGGACAAATTCAAAGAAAAAACAAAAGATGGTATCGATTGGGATACAATAATAAAAATTGAAGAATTAGAGGGTGTTCTAGAAAGACTTATAAAAGCAGTTGGAAATGCTTGGTTAAAAATAGGTCTTGCAAAAATAGCATACGAAATAGGGGATGTTTTTGGAAGCATAGGAAACGCATTAGACACATTATTATCTCCGATTGCAAAAAGAAAAGATATTGGGAAAACTATACTTGAAGTAGCTTTTGCTGTCGGAATTCTAGCAGCATCATTTATCGAACTTAGTAAAGTTGATGATAAAAATGTTTCTAAAGCCGTTTATTCTTTAAAAGCTATAGCTTCTGTTTTAAAATCTGTTTTTGCTATTGTTTCTGCATTTTTAATGCTTATGCAAAAAACAAGTATAAAGCGCGGCGGTTTAATGACCATTAATGGTGGTATTGGAGGAGTGCTTCAATCTATTTTTGGACAGAAAAACACAATGCGCCAAGCTTCTGTTCTTATTGTTGGAATTTCAGCAGGAATAGCTCTTTTAGCTGCTGCATTTTCTATATTAGCAGATGCAGTTAAAGATATGAATCCTGAGCAAATAAAGAATACAGAAAAAGTATTAGGGCTTCTTGCTGGAATTGTAGTTGCTGCATTAATAGCAATTCGACTTTTTGTTGGAAAGCTTGGGAATGGAAAAGGTGGTTTATCGTTATCTGCTGGCGGAATCGATTTAAGTCAGCATACAATACAAAGAACCATATCTCCTGCTGCAGAAATTCTAAAATCTTTTGCTTTAGCTCTTGCCGTTTTATTAGTTGGTTTTGCACTTGTTTCAGCAATAATAGATAAATATCTTTTAAAAGAAGATGGAACAATAAATAATGCTAAATTAGCAGCTGTTACATCAATTTTAGGCGGAATGATGGTTGGAATAGGTGCATTAATGGTTATTACTTCCAACCAGGCTAAGAAGTTTGCTGGAATCAATGTAAAAACAATTAAAGCATTTTCTAAAATAATGACTCCGTTTATAACAGGAATGGCTACCATGATTTATGGTTTTCAGGTTCTTACAAAAACAATAGATAATATTAAGAAGCCTAAAACATTTAAACATGCAGTTTCCTTGTTTATAGGAATGCTTGTTGGAGTTATATTATTTATGCTTATAACAGTTGCTTTGTGCCGCTGGCTTACTGGAGACCATTCAAAAATGAAGGGTAGAATTTCTGGAATGGATATGTCTGCACTTGGAGTGGATTCTTCATCGATGTTTGGTGGTTCATTAACTGGCATAACAGAAAAAATGGCGGCAACGTCTTATACTGGTTCTGGAGATGTAAGCAGTGTCATTTCTCAAGTTGCAAAAATGATTATTTCATTAGGATTTGGCATTAAGCTTATTGCTTCTGGCTTTAGTACATTGGTAAATACTATTGATGGAATTAAAAATCCTAAAACATTTGGAAGCGCTGTTAAAGTATTTATTGGCGTATTTGCTGGTGTTATATTGTTAGTTGCTGTTTTAGCTGTCGCAGCAAGATTGCTTAATGCTTCAGATATTATTGAAATAAAATCGATTGGAACAGTAATTGTTGAGGTTGCTGCTGCTATGTGGATTATAGGAAAAGCAATAGCAGATTTGTCAAAATGCTTTGTTGAAATTGGAACTACAGAAAGCAATAAAGAGATGATAAATAAAGCAATCTGGACTTTGGCTGGTTTTATAGGTGGAATGTTGGCGATCTTTACAATTATTGCACTTTTATCAGCAACTGGAATAGGCGGTGTTGCTTTAGGCGCCGCAGCAGCGATATTGTTTACTATATCAACTGCTATTTTGGAAATAGCGGCTTCTGTTTTAATATTTGCTAAAGGTCTTGAAACACTTGTTAATGTTTTAATAAAGGCCGCTTCAGCAAATGAGCAATTAGAAAAAGGACTTGATGGACTTATTGCTTTGCTTCCTAAAATAAAGAAGTTATTTCTG